GACCATTTGGGATATTGACGAGACCCTCTTCAACACAAAAGCACTCATCTATGTGATGAAGGGTGGAGAAGTCTCCCGTAAGTTATCTAATCAAGAGTTTAACACCTACAAGTTGGGTGCTGGTGAGTCCTTTGACTTCCGAGAGTTTCGCGATGCTAAACATTTCCGCGACACTTCTGAACCTATCGCAAAAGCGATCAATAAACTAATCGCGATTCATAAGAACGTAAAGGCAAAGGGTAGCAAGATGATTGTTATCACTGCTCGTGCTGACTTTGACGATCGTGACATGTTTCTAGATACCTTCCGCAAGCAGGGTATTGATATTGATGACATCCATGTGCATCGCGCTGGTAATCTGAATGCACCAAACTCTGCTGCTGGAAAAAAGATTTTCATTAAACAGTATCTCGACACAGGCAAGTATGCTCGTGTTCGTTTGTTTGATGATGCGACTTCAAATCTTGACATGTTGATTGGTTTAAAAACCGAATATCCAGATGTTGACTTTGAGGCGTATCTTGCGCATCATGATGGTTCCATGACAAGATATCGTAAATAAGGGCTTGACTTTTGTTGGGTTTTAGGGTAGAATGGAATAATAGAAGGAGAAAGTTTATGATTAAATCTGTTGTCGTAAGTTTGGTTGCCCTAAGTGTTGCTTTTGTTCCTGTCGCTGCTGAGGCACGCAACCGAGATGGAAATGGTTGGGAACAACGTAGGGATGACCGCCAGCATAGACGTTCGCGTATTAGCACGGGTGAGGCAATTGCTATCGGCGTAGGTGCATTTATTCTTGGTGCTGCTGCTAGTCGTAAACAACCCGCAGAACGTGAAGTTGACCGTGAAGTCTATGATCGTGAATATGGTTATCACTATCGCCGCCAGAATTGTCGCGAAGTTTTTACCAGCGGCATAGACAGATATGGTGACTACTATGAAAAGCGCATCACTCGCTGTAATTAATTTATCCTAAACGTAATTTTAGGGCTTGACATTTCTACCACAATAGGGTAGAATGAAATATATTAATTGATGAGGTCTGTGATGTCTATTTCCCATAAGTCTACCCTTGCTAAGTTGCTCGCCACTGAGAACCTTCGGATTGAACATCAGAAGGTTCCGACCGCGATGTTCGACCTGAAGAACCGCACCCTTATCCTCCCCATCTGGAAAGACATGTCGTCCGACCTTTATGACCTGCTTATCGGTCATGAGGTCGGTCACGCATTGTTCACACCTGCTCAGGGTTGGCACTCAGAACTTGATGCTCGTGGTATGGGTATCAAGTCTTATCTGAACGTCCTTGAAGATGCTCGTATCGAGCGCAAGATTAAGGACAAGTTTCCTGGTATCCGTCGTAACTTCTTCGCTGGTTATCAGGAACTGTTCGACAATAACTTCTTCGGCGTTAAGGGATATGACCTCAGCAAGTTGCGTCTCATTGACCGTATCAATCTGCACTATAAGGTTGGTTCTTTCCTCAATGCACCGTTCAGCGCTGATGAGAATCAATATCTTGCTCGCGTTGATGCCTTGGAAACATGGGATGATGTTGCTGCGCTCGCAGTAGAACTCTATGAACTCGCTAAATCTGAACCTGAGCATGACTTTGATTCGTCAAACTTCATGGGTGACATGGGTGCGTTTGATGAGGACGGTGACACAGCAGAGATTGGTGATCAGTGGGGTTCCGACGTGGGTGACGAGTCAACTGATGAAACTGCACCTTCTAATGGCAATCCTGCTGATGCTGAAGATTCTGATGAAGATGCTAATGATTCTGGTACTTCTGCCGCTGGCGAAAGCGGCGAAGAAGAAACTGACAAAGAAACTGATACTGACGAAGATGGTGGTATTGCTCCTAATGTTGGCGAAAAACTTCCAGGTTCAGATGATACGCCAATCTTGAACGATGACCCTGTTTCTATCACTGATCAAAACTTCCGCGACATGGAAGATACATTCATTGACTCAAAGTCGCGCGAGTATGCGTATGGTATTCTCCGCAAGGTTGATACCAAGAACTATGTCATCCCCATGGACTGGGTTCTAGAAAACATGCGCCCAACTGTGTATTCTGACAGGTGGTATACCAAGACTGTAGATTACGACCCAATCGCGCAAGAAGTTTTCTCTGAGTTCCGCAGCAACAACCAGAAGTATATCAACACCATGGTTCAAGAGTTTGAAATGCGTCGTCGCGCTTCAGAGTTTGCTCGTGCGCAGACTTCTAAGACTGGTCGTCTTGATGTTGACCGTGTTTGGGCACATAAAATTAGCGAAGACTTGTTCGCTCGCAACACAGTTGTTCCTAATGGTAAAAACCATGGTATGCTTTTGTTCCTTGACATGTCTGGTTCCATGGCAGGAAACATGCGTGGTACGATTGAACAGTTGGTCACACTGATGATGTTTTGCCGTAAGGTTCGTATCCCGTTTGAAGTGTATGGTTTCACCAACAATGGTGTCGTCAATGACAAGTATTCCAAGTCTGATGCCATGCGTGCAAATCGTGTCAGTGGCATGGGTTCATCTGACAAGGAACTTGAAATTGGTGACAATTCTTTCAATTTATTGCAGTTTGTTTCCGATACCTGTTCAGTCGCTAAGTTTAATGAGGTAGTTCGCACTCTTCTTATGTGCGCTAAGGGGTATGATTATTCTGCTCGTCCTTCTCGTCGTGCTGAAATATTCGTTCGTAATTCTCATATCATGGGTCTTGCTTCGACTCCTCTTGAAGAATCAATCATGGTTGCTCGTTCGATTGCTGACAAGTTCCGTGCTAAAAATCGCGTAGAAGTTCTCAATACCGTGTTCCTCACCGATGGTGATGGTGATAACAATATCAGTGTCGGAAGTCGTTATGGTGCGCACCATGTCAATATCACAGATGCAAGCACCAATGCTTCGGTAACAGTTAAGTATAATGATGATGTTTATCGCACTCAACTGCAAGTTGCTCTTCTAGAACTCTACAAGAAGGCAACAGGTTCACGTCTTATCAACTTCTTCATCGCTCCTCACAATCCCAAGTGGGCAGCAAAGCGTATGCACAATACCACTGAAGATTTTGACACAAAGTGGAAGAATGAATGGAAGCAAAAGTTTTTCCACACCACAAAATCGTTTGGTTTCGATGATCGCTTTTTGATTCCTGGTGGTAGCGAGTTGACTATCGGTGAAGATGTTTTTGACTCTGAAAGCAGCGACCCGAAAGATCTTCGTCGGGCATTTAAGAAGTTCCAAAATACCAAGCAGACCAACCGAGTTCTGCTGAATAAGATGATCCAAGCAGTCGCATAAAATTATTTTCACCGAAACGAAAATAGGGGCTTGACATTTATCTCATTTTAGGGTAGAATGAAATATAATGATTGATAAGGAAAATTTTATTATGGTTGACTTCCCCTCTGAACTTGAAATGATCGCCCTCTGTGACTGGTCGCGTGATGAAAATGGTGTTCTTCGCGCTGTGTACCCTAACGGTGCTGGGTTTATGCTTCTTCGCAATGAAACCGTTGAATATTATGATTTCTGTAATGACGGTTCTTCTGAATTAGTTGAGTCGCGTGAATTGATTATTTCTAAATAAAAGGCTTGACTTTTATTTCGTTTTATGGTATAATGTTTATATTGATGATGTGATGTGAGGAATTTTTTTATGATGAATCGTGATGTTTTGGTTGAATACCTTTCTGCCCGTAATAATAACAACGGAATTTTCCGTACCCGCGATCTTGTTGAAGCATCTGATGCTTTGGGTCAGCGGTATCCGTTTTGGTTGGCGACTGATGAGCGTCGCGTGAAGCGTGGCACCTATGACCTGTCGGCGTTGATGGTTGGTGCGACATCGTCCGTCGTTCAACTTCCCGTTGCTACACCCAAGATGGTTATTCAACCGAAGTTGCAGACAGTGATTGAGAATCTTGTCCCACAGGTTGACCCGACCTATGTCCCGTTTGGTTTTTATCGCGATCTCTCGAAGGTCGTAAAGTCGAATAACTTCTACCCAACTTTCATCTCTGGTCTGTCGGGTAACGGCAAGACCACCATGATTGAGCAGGTCTGTGCCAAGTTGAAGCGCGAATGCATGCGCGTTAACATCTCTATCGAAACCGATGAAGACGACCTGATTGGCGGTAACACTCTCGTCGACGGTAACGTTGTTTATCGTGAAGGTCCAGTTCTCACTGCCATGAAGCGTGGTGCTATCCTCATCCTAGACGAAATCGACCGTGGTTCGAACAAGATGATGTGCCTTCAAGCAATCCTTGAAGGTAAACCATACTTCAATAAGAAAACTGGTGAGACAGTTTACCCCAAGTCTGGGTTCAATGTCATCGCTACAGCGAACACCAAGGGTCGTGGGTCTGACGATGGTAAGTTTATGTCTGCCCAGATTCTTGACGATGCGTTCCTTGAGCGTTTTGCTATCACGGTTGAACAGGAATACCCTTCGCTCAAGATTGAAAAGCAGATTATCCTCAACAAGATGGAAAAGGTTAACAGCGTTGATGAGGAATTCGCTGACAAGTTGGTAACTTGGGCGGATATTATCCGCAAGACTTTCTATGAAGGTGGTGTTGAAGAACTCATCTCGACTCGTCGTCTTGAGCATATCGTCAATGCCTTTGCTATGTTCGGTTCGCGTTCTAAAGCAATCGAACTTTGCGTCAATCGCTTTGATACTGACACCAAGTCTGCCTTCTTAGACCTCTATAAGAAAGTCGACAGCGATGCAGTGCCAGACGATGGTGTAAATGAAGACGCATACTTCCAGTCTGTTAATGAAGAAGTTCCATTCTAAGGAGAACACATGACAATTAATTACAAGTATGATGAGGGTGATCTCCTTCGGGAGATCACCCAGTATATTGATGCCACCTATGGTGAGCATTACTCGCAGAATCAATATCAAGCAACCGAGTTTATTATTGACGGTGGACATGGTATTGGTTTCACTGTAGGCAATATCCTGAAATATGCCCAACGCTACGGTCATAAGGGAACACCTGAAGACTGGCGTAAGGATTTGTTGAAAGTTATTCACTATGCAATCATTGCGATGCATGTGCACGACAAGGAACAACAGATTAGTATACCCGAAACAACCACAAAAGTCAATACTAAAGTTTATGAATTGAAGACATCTTTGTCTCTTTCAGATACTATTTCTGTTAAACCTGACTATACAATTGCTCCCACCTGGAACAACATGGGTTCCACTTCTCTATTGACTTCTGACACTATTCCAGGTATAATTGAATTTACTGAAGAAAACAGTAAGAAACTTAAAACGAAGAAAGACTAATATATTATGAAGATTTCATCCGATACCCTTGCGCTTCTAAAGAACTTTGCAAGTATTAATACCAACATCCTTGTTCGTCAGGGTAATGTTCTTTCCACTGTCAGTGCAGGTAAGAATATCCTGTCTCGCGCAACAGTCGCCGAAAGTTTTGACCGTGAGTTTGCGGTCTATGACTTGAACAACTTCCTTGCATTGCTGAGTCTCTGGGAAAATCCTGAGATTGATTTTGAAGAAACAGGTATGTTCCTTCGTGAAGGTAAGTCTGAGTTTGAGTATGGTTATGCTGATCCCAGTGTAGTTACCGCTGCTCCAGATAAGACTCTTGAGATTGATCCATTCTTCGACTTCACGTTGACTGCTGCTGATATCAGCATGGTACAGAAGGCAGCGAACGTTCTCTCGGCACCAACCATGAGCATTGTCTCTAAGGATGGTAAGGTGACATTGAGTGTCAGCGACCCGAGCAATCCACGTGCCAATGCGTATCGTAAGGAACTGACTACAACTGATGTTGGTGACTTTGATTGTCGACTCAAGGTTGAGAATCTGAAGGTCATTACTGATGACTACACAGTTGCTCTTGGTCGCAAGAAAGCAATGCACTTTAAGCATGCAACCAAGAACCTTGAGTATTGGTTGGCGATGGAACCATCGTCAGTAGTTTAATTGGAGATTAAAAATGAATAAGATAGAAATTAATTTCAGTGCTCGCGTACCATACAACAGCGACGAAGACCATCTCAATCGCTCGACCAGTATGGATTTCGATGTTGAACTTGATAATAACCCAGAAGAAATTGTTCGCCAGTTTAATAAGTTTCTGGTATTGAATGACTTTGAATTTGTTGTTGGTGTGAAGTAACTTCGCTTCGACAATATTGAATGCTGGTTAATAAACCAGAGTCCGTGGATGTACTTACTTCGTGACGGACATTTTTTTTATTATGGAGAATATTATGGAAAATAATCGTGACCAGTTCCTCTGGGTTGAACGTTACAGACCTCGTAAACTTGATGACTGTATTCTACCCGATGATCAACTGAAGACATTTCGCGAGTTCGTCGCGACTGGTGAAATCCCTAACATGCTTCTCTGTGGTTCAGCAGGTGTTGGTAAGACTACGATTGCTCGAGCAATTTGCGAAGAACTTGGGTGTGATTACATCATCATTAACGGATCCGAAGAGTCTGGTATTGATGTTCTTCGTACTAAGATTCGAGAGTTCGCTTCATCAGTTTCCTTTGGTGGTAAGACTAAGGTAGTTATTCTTGATGAGGCAGACTATCTGAATCCAAACTCCACCCAACCAGCGTTGCGTGCATTCATTGAAGAGTTCGCAAACAACTGTCGGTTTATCTTCACATGTAACTTTAAGAACCGAATCATTGCTCCTCTTCATAGTCGAACTGCTGTCATCGAATTTAAGTTGACCAAGGCAGATCGTCCTAAGATGGCAGGTCGTTTCATGAAGCGTCTGTCTGACATTCTTGCAACTGAGAATGTAACATTCGATGAGAAGGTTGTTGCCGAAGTTCTCAAGAAGCATTTCCCTGACTATCGCCGTGTCCTAAACGAACTGCAACGTTACAGTGTTTCTGGAACTATTGATGAAGGTATCCTCGTCAATGTTCAAGAAGTCAACATGAAAGAACTTGTTGCCTCGTTGAAGAGCAAGGACTTCAAGAAGATGCGTAACTGGGTGGTCGATAACATTGACAATGACCCAAATCTTATCTTCCGCAAGATCTATGACACCATTCTAGATGACGTCAAGTATCCTTCGCAGTTGGTTCTGCTGCTTGCAGATTATCAGTATAAGGCAGCGTTCGCTGCTAATCCTGAGATCAATCTGGTTGCTTGTCTTGCTGAAATCATGGCAGGGATGGAGTGGAAATAATGGACGGAGTACTCGATGGATTGGGTGCTCCGAAAGTTGAATATGATGCTGAGGAGTACAAGGAAAAGAAGAAGGGTATATCTCCCTTTGACTTTATCAAAGATATAAACTATGAAAAGAAGAATCTAATTGTTGATGATTGGTCTGAGAAACAATACAATCCTTGGATCATTAATCGTGGGTTGACATTCAGTATTGATACTGTCCACCCTGCAAATGAAATGAACTGCCGACCCCATCTCGATAAGAGCATGCAAAACCTGTATCTTATAAATACTATTCGTGCTAGAAAGCGGTTTGATAAATGGATCAAAATCGAAGACGATGCCGATGTGGAGATGGTGAAAGAGTATTATGGTTATAGCAATGATAAAGCTCGCCAAGCACTCACAATTCTCTCTGAAGAACAAAAAGAATACATAAAAGAGAAATTGTTTAAAGGTGGTAAAAAATGAGCGAAGATTTTTTTGACATTGATTTTCCAGGGTATGCACCCTTGGAAGTTAATTTAAAGAATCCTGATGACTTCTTGAAAGTTCGCGAGACCCTTTCCCGTATTGGTGTCGCATCAAGAAAAGAAAAGATTCTTTACCAATCATGTCACATTCTACACAAGCAGGGCAGATATTTCATCGTGCACTTTAAAGAACTCTTTGCTTTGGATGGTAAAGATGCAGACTTTAGTGACAATGATTTACAACGCAGAAACACGGTAGCACATCTTCTTTCGGATTGGGGATTAATCACTATTCTAAATCCTGAGATTCATGAGGATAAAGCACCACTAAATCAGATTAAAGTAATTGCGTTCAAAGAAAAAACTGAATGGGAACTCGTTCAGAAATATAACATTGGTCGTAAAAAATAATTGACTTTCTTCTAAAAGTATAGTATAAATAGAAGGTGCCATGCTTCGGATGGCACCTTTTTAACACTCGCTTAATAGGAGCAAAATATGAAATTTGATACAACAAGTTTACCGCACATCGACCGTTATTTTGTTGGCGCTGATCGCGTCATGAAAAGGTTAGCAGATATTGCTGATCAATCGACACTGATGATGCCAATTAAGTATCCCCCATACAATATCAAGAAAGTCGATGAGAATCGCTACGTAATCGAACTGGCAGTTGCTGGTTTCGGTAAGTCGGAGATTGATATTGAATTGCAAGAAGGCAAGTTGTCCATCCAAGGAAAGTGTGACTCGCCTGAATCCACTGAATATCTTTACAAGGGAATTGCTGAGCGAGGATTCAAGCGTGAATTCACTCTCGCTGACAATGTTGAAGTAAAGAGTTCTTCGCTGGTAAATGGTATGCTAAAAATTTGGTTGGAAGCATTCATTCCAGAAGAAAAGAAAGCAAAGAAAATCGACATCAGTGATGAGGATAATGAGTATCCATCGCAAGCTGCCGAATTCTTAGCAGAAGGTAAAACAAAGTAATTTAAATCTGGTGGGTGGGATTAATTCTCACCCACCAATAACAATGAAGGTGAATACATGAGCAATATTAGATGTGTGAAGTTATTAAGTGGCGATGAAATTATCGCTGATATCGACGAGTCAATCGACGGTCTTATTGTTTTAAAGAAACCTATGCAGATCATGATGATTCCTAATCAGAATAATCAATTCGGTATAGGACTAGCACCATTCTGCCCGTACGCGAAAGATGACATGGTTCCTCTTCGTTCTGGTGCAGTTATCACAGTTTTTGAACCAGAGACTGGCATGTTAAACGAGTATAATACTCGCTACGGTTCAGGTCTGGTTGTTCCAGAAAGTAAGATTATCATATGAAACCATTAATCGCTCTCGCATTATTCCTGATTCCAGGGACAGCATTCGCTTCTCCTTGTGATCAGTTCTATCCGAACGGTAAGGAAATCGTAGTACCAAACACCAAGGTTCTCTGCAACTCTTTCTTCGCAATTGTGTATGATGACAACCGCAATGCAAATGTTTTCTCGACTGAGATTGCGCAGGAACGAGCAAAGAAAACTCCACGTACTGACGACTTCCGTCCAGATAAGCGTATCGCTGATTCGCCAACCCATGCTGACTACACCAACTCTGGTTACGATCGTGGGCACATGGTTCCTGCTGCAAACGCAGACGATGCCAATGAAATGTCAGACACCTTCTTGATGACGAACATGACTCCACAGTTGCCTTCGGTCAATCGCATAGCATGGAAGAATCTTGAAGAGCGTGTTCGGTCAGTTCCCTTCAAGTGGGTTGTGACTGGTGCACATTACTCTAAGAATCCAACATTGATTGGTAAGAGTAAAGTTCCTGTTCCAGACTTTCTCTATAAGGTTGCATTTTTCGAGAGTGGAAATGTTGCAGTCTATATCGTAGACAATCTAGTTCCCAAGTCGCAGGTTTCAACTATGAAACTGGAAGATCTAGAAGCAAAGATAGGATATAAGTTACGGTAAATCCCTTTACTTTTGTTATGTTTTATGGTATAGTAGTATTTGATGATGAGGGATTTACATGAAATTTTATACATGCGCACACCAGTATGGTTCCAAGGTTCTTGTCCGTGGAGTACATAACGGTGTGCGCTTCACCAAACGAGATGACTTCAGTCCCACCCTGTTTGTAAAATCCAAGGGTGGTGAAAAAACACAATACAAGACGTTATATGGTGACGATCTTCAACCAATTGAGTTTGAAGATAACAATGCTGCCAAGCAGTTTGTCCAGACCTATGGTCAAGTAGACAACTTTGAGATCTTTGGGCAGACCAACTATGGTTACCAATACATCACAAAGAAGTATCCTGGAGAAATTCAGTGGGATATATCTCAACTTAATATTCAGACTATCGATATCGAGACCTCTGCCGAGCATGGGTTTCCTGATGTAAACAATCCTATTGAAAGTGTTCTCTTGATCACGGTCAAGAATCTTATTACTCGACAGATTACCACATTCGGTTGTGGTGATTTTGATGATAAGAATTCTGAGATTGTTCAGACCCTGAGGGATGCTGGCAACAAGTTTCTCTATGTAAAATGTGATGATGAACGTGACTTGCTAGAAACCTTTCTGCGTTTCTATTCTGATGATCATCCAGATATTATCACAGGTTGGAACTGTGAACTGTTCGACATTGCGTATCTAATCTCTCGGATAGATCGTCTGTTCTGCACCGAAGAAGATACAACCATGCGCAAGAAGTTCTCGCCATGGGGTCTGGTTCGTCGTAAGAATTTGACAATCATGGGTCGCGAACATATCTCATATGATATTACTGGTGTCGCAGTTATCGACTATCTCGATCTCTATAAGAAGTTTACATACGTTCGTCAAGAGAGTTATAAGTTGGATCATATCGCCAAGGAAGAACTTGGTAAGAAGAAACTTGAGCATCCGTATGAGACATTCCGCGAGTTCTATACAAAAGACTGGACACGGTTCGTAGAGTATAACATCATCGACGTTGAGATCGTTGATGAACTTGAGCGCAAGATGAAACTGATTGAACTTGTGCTTACAATGGCATACGATGGTAAGTGCAATTATACAGATGTTTTCTCACAGGTTCGTACGTGGGATTGTATCATTTACAATCACCTACATGATAAAAACATTCAGATACCCCAGAAGAAAGAAAACAGGGGTAGGACTATTGAAGGTGCGTATGTGCAAGAACCAAAACCAGGAAGGTATGACTGGGTTGTTTCCTTTGATGCTACATCGCTGTATCCATCAATCATCATGCAGTATAATCAATCACCTGAAACTATCGTTCAGAATGGTGCAAAAGATACAACAGTGAAGGGGTTGCTCGGTCAAAAGTATGACCTCGATGATCTCAAGGATGCTGATCATTGCATGACTGCGAATGGTTATTGCTTCACTCGTAAAAAGATAGGCATGTTTCCCGAGATTGTTCAGAAGTTTTTCGATGACCGACAGAAATATAAGAAACTGATGATCATCGCTCAGAAAGAATATGAGCAAACTAAAAATCCTAAACTAAAGAACGACATCTCAAAGTATAATAACTTTCAGATGGCAAGAAAGATTCAGTTGAACTCACTGTTCGGTGCGTTGGCAAATGAATATTTCCGATACTATGATTCCCGCATTGCCGAGGGTATCACGATGACTGGTCAGTATATTATTCAGAAGGTTGGTACGGCACTTGATGTTTATCTTAATAAGGTCGTAGGAACAAATGGACACAACTACTCTTTCTACTCTGATACTGATTCTTGTTATATTTCCTTGGACCCTCTTGTTCGTAAGTATTATGGCAATCTGGATCGCGATAAACTCATTGATGTTCTCGATAAAATCTGCGAGGAGAAAATCACAGAGGCAATCAACAAGAGTTGCGATGGACTTGCGGACTACACGAATGCATTTCAAAAGAAGATTATCTTCAAACGTGAGGCAATCGCGGAACGTGGTCTCTGGGTTGCAAAGAAAAGGTATGCACTCAATGTCTACGATAACGAAGGTGTCCGATACAAAGATCCGAAACTCAAAGTCATGGGTCTCGAGATTGTTCGTTCCTCGACTCCAGCACCTGTTCGCGAAAGTCTTAAAGAAGCAGTAAGACTATCGTTGACTGCAGATGAAGCAACTCTTCAGAAGTTTATTGAACACACTCGTGGGTTGTTTAATAAAATGGAACCTGAAGATATTGCTTTCCCGCGAAGTGTTAATGGACTTGCTAAGTATACATCAAGAGCAGACATATATGGCAAAGGAACACCGATGCATGTTCGTGGTGCTTTGATGTATAATCACCTGCTCGAGAAGCACAATCTTAGTATGAAGTATGAAGCAATTCAAGAAGGCGAGAAGATTAAGTTTCTATACTTGAAGGAACCAAATACTATTCGTGAAAATTGTATTGGTTTCATTGGTAAAATACCAAAAGAGCTTGACATACATCGGTATGTAGATTATAATACAATGTTCAATAAGAGTTTTCTTGAACCATTAAAACAAATTGTAGAAGGCATTGGTTGGAATACAGAACCAGTTGCCACGTTAGAGGATATGTTTACATGAATGCACTAATAGATAAAATTAAAAAGAACAGCACCATTAAAGAGACTAATGTTCTCTCTAAGAGTAAGTTGTTTAGCACCGCAGATCTGATTCAAACATCAGTTCCTGTGTTAAACGTTGCCCTGTCTGGTAAGTTAGATGGTGGTCTCACACCAGGACTGACTATCTTTGCTGGCCCATCGAAGCACTTCAAGACAGCATTTGCTATGATGTTGATCCAGAGTTTCCAAACTAAGTATCCTGACGGTGTCATCCTGTTTTATGACTCTGAGTTTGGTGCACCACAATCATACTTTGATAACTTCGGTATTAATACTGACATGGTCATTCATACACCAATCACTGACATTGAACAACTAAAACATGATGTTATGCAGCAGATGAATCAGTTTGAGCGCAGTGATCATGTGATGATTGTTGTTGACTCTGTTGGTAACTTGGCATCCAAGAAGGAAGTTGATGATGCACTTGACGGTAAGTCGGTCGCAGACATGACTCGCGCCAAGCAAATGAAGTCCTTGTTCCGTATGATTACACCACATCTTACCATCAAAGACATTCCGATGGTAGTTGTCAATCATACTTACATGGAAATCGGTATGTTCCCCAAGGCAATCGTCTCTGGTGGTACAGGCATCTACTACTCGGCTGACAACATCTTTATCATTGGTCGCCAGCAAGAGAAGCAGGGCACCGAGGTAGTTGGTTATAACTTTATCATCAACGTAGAGAAGTCACGTTATGTTCGTGAGAAGTCCAAGATTCCTATCGAAGTTACCTTTGAAGGTGGCATCAGTAAGTGGTCTGGTCTGTTGGATATCTCACTCCTATCTGGTCACGTCGTGAAACCAAGTAATGGTTGGTACCAGCGTGTCGGTGAAGAAAAGAAGTATCGTCTCAATGATACTTACAACAAGGAGTTCTGGTTGCCTATTCTTACCGATCCAACATTCGGTGATTGGATTGAGAAGCGTTATCGCATGGCAGGTGGGCAAATGATGGAGGGTGACGATGTGGACATTTCTGATGCAGATATTTCAGAAGAATACGAAAATCAAGATATGTGATCAATGTGGGGTCGTTCTGAAAAAGAACGACCCTGCCATGTGTCTTCATGGTATCGAAGAGGGTCTCGAGTATGAGATGTTTGTTTGTGAACCATGTTGCATTAGAATTGCAAATGAATATGATGAGATAGAGGATTTAAAAGTTGCAGAAGATCGAGACGATTATACTGAGTAAGTTGTTTTCTGATGAAGACTATGCTCGCAAGGTTATACCATTCATAACACCAGAATATTTCCATGATACTTCCGAGCGTAAGATTTTTAATTATGCTAGAGAGTTTATCGAGAAGTATAATTCACTTCCGACAGTCGAAGCAATTGAAATCGCAGTGCAGAATGACCGTGGCATAAATGAAAATGAATTTAAAAACATTAATGAAAAACTAACTCAACTTGATGATTCGCTTGATGTGAATGAGAAGTGGTTGCTCGAGGAGACTGAGAAGTTCTGTAAGGACAAGGCAGTTTACAATGCAATCATGCAATCGATTCAGATTATCGATGGTGATGATAAGCAACATACTCAGGATGGTATCCCGTCAATTCTGCAGGATGCATTGAGTGTTTGCTTCGACAATAATGTCGGACATGATTATCTTGACAATTCAGAATCACGGTATGACTTCTATCACCGTGTTGAAAACAAGATGCCATTCGATCTTGACATGTTCAATAAGATTACCAATGGTGGTCTGCCAAACAAGACTTTGAATATTGCTCTTGCTGGTACTGGTGTTGGTAAGTCTTTGTTCATGTGTCACATGGCAGCAGGTGCTTTGGGTCAAGGTAAGAACGTTCTGTATATCACTATGGAAATGGCAGAAGAACGTATTGCCGAACGTATCGATGCGAACTTGATGAATGTAAACATTCAGGATCTTAAGGATCTCTCTAAGTCCATGTTCGATAATCGTATCGATAAGATTAAGAAAAAGACTGAAGGTAAGTTGATCATCAAGGAGTATCCAACTGCTAGTGCGCATGTCGGTCACTTCAAAGCATTGCTAAACGAACTACAACTCAAGCGTAACTTTAGACCTGATATTATTTTCGTAGATTATCTTAATATCTGTGCATCCAGTCGATTTAAGGCAGGTGCTGGCGTCAACTCTTATACATATGTAAAGGCGATTGCTGAAGAACTTCGTGGGTTTGCAGTTGAGTTTGATTTACCTGTTGTTTCTGCCACCCAAACTACTCGTGGTGGATATGCAAACAGTGATGTTGACCTGACTGATACTTCGGAATCATTTGGTTTGCCTGCAACTGCTGACTTGATGTTTGCTCTCATCTCTACTGAAGAACTTGAGAACATGGGTCAACTCATGGTCAAACAGTTGAAGAATAGGTATAATGATCCTGCTATAAATAAACGGTTCATGGTTGGGATCGACCGTGGTAAAATGAAACTGTATGATCTAGAGTTATCTGCTCAACAAGGTATCACCGATTCGGGGCAAGATGCTGTTCCTGTTTTTGAGCGGACTCCAACTGGATCTCGAATGAGGGAGTTGTCTAAATTTGACTTCTAATTTTATAGAACTGTATCCGAACGTATTGACTGCTGAGGAATGCGCCGAGGCATGCGATAGAATCGATGATATTATTTCGCGACCAGATCCTGGGAATGCTTGTATTTTGTCCGATAATAGTTCTAGAACCGATTGGAATATATTTACCAATAGATATGGTTCCCTGAAACCGACAGAGGAAAAGATATTTGAAGCGTTGTCCCGTGGTTGGCGCAAGTATAATACTGCATATTCTGCATCCTCTAAATCATTTTTCGAAGTCTTGTCGCCAGGATGGAAATTCCAGCGCTCCGACACAGGAGGAGGATTTCATCAATGGCACCATGAACAAGGTTCAGGAAGGCAATCTCCAGGAAGATTTGCAGTTTGGATGTTATACTTGAATGATGTTGAAGAAGGTGGAAAAACTGAATTTAAACACCAGGAAACATCATACACACCTACTGCTGGAACATTGGTTATTTGGCCTGCTGCATATACTCACATTCATAGAGCAAATCCAGATCTGGTCGGGAAAAAATACATTGCAACAGGTTGGTTTTTTTATCCTGAGAAGGATAGATTTCGAGAAAACCGTTGACAAATTCCAAAAAGTATAGTATAGTTAAATAGTAATTGGTGCCATAGCTCAGCTGGATAGAGCAAGAGCCTTCTAAGCTCTAGGTCGTAGGTTCGAATCCTACTGGTATCACCATTTTTTAAGGATAGATAATGACCGAAGAAACTGAATCGCAAGAATTAAATTTGAAGTTGGTCGCAACCACATTGGTTTGGACCAATGCAGGAACAGAAGACATGCCTTTGTGGAGAGCATCTGGCGGCAAAGAATATATTATTGCCCGATTTGATTACGAACCAACGCTACCAGAGATTGGTGAGGTTATGGATTCCAAGCGACACATGATTGAAAATCATTATCCGCAACTGCATGAAACTCTTTCGGGATGGCAACTGTATATTGATGGAACAATGACACACAATGAATTCATGCAGTATAACTTGACGCAAGCGGTGGACTTTCCTGCAACCGACTTGACTGTCGTTGATGCCTCTGAGGAGATGGCGGGAATTGTCGCGCAATAATATAACAATTATTCAAACGTATTACAATGAAAGATCCCATCTCGAAACTCAAATCGAGAGATGGAATTGCTATAATACTCCAGTAAATATTATATTAATTGATGATGGTTCTCAGATAGAACCTGCAGAAAATGTTCTTAAGGAACATACACTAGATGATAATATTAATTTTTCATTGTATAAAGTCACTGAAGATATTGGATTTAACAGTCATGGTTGTCGCAATCTTGGCGCAAAACTGGCACAATCTAACTGGTTATTGTTTCTAGACATAGACTACACACTGCAACCATCTGATCTCAAGAAGTTGCAAACCGAAACCCTCGATCTTAATTCTTGGTATGAAATGAATGCCAAGTTTCAAGGTCGAGGGAATCCGTACATGGCATTAAACCAATTTATCATTACTAGAAAAATGTTTTTAGAAGATGGCGGATATGATGAGTCTTGGGTTCCATTTCACATGGGTGATAGAGAATTGCTCGCAAGATTGGAAAGCAAATACAACAAGAAAAACCTTGATTGGTTAAATTTAACATGTCGCCGTGGAGGTCGAAAAGCAGTCATTGATGATACTGCTACGATTCCAGTATACGATGATGATAAAATGATATTTTATACTCGTCGTTTTGATATAAAATATATCGTGCACAAAGATACTAAATTGAATTTCAAATGGGAGAAAGTCATATGAATTCTATTGCCATAATCCAAACATACTATGATGACCCCAATTATTTACAGCAAGCGATTAAAACTTGGAATACGTATGAAATTCCTATTTCCATCATCTTGATAGACGATGGATCTCCGCAGTATCCTGCGTCTGAGGTTTTGTCTCAATTTACAATCTCCAATAATGTTAACGTTTCTTTATACAAAGTGACAGAAGATATTGGATTTAATAGTCATGGATGTAGAAATCTTGGCGCAGCAGTATCTAAATCTGACTGGTTGATTTTTTTAGACATTGATCATTTCCTGGATCCCGATCAGTTGAATGAATTGTATAAAATGAACCTTTCTGAAGATTCTTGGTATGGGTTTACCACTATTCACAATGGACATAATTTGCTTATGGGTGGCGGTCCATCAAACACTTTTATGTGCACAAAAACAATGTATGAACAAGGTGGAGGATATGATGAATCGTATACACCATATCATTATGGTGATAGGCAATTTTTGGCGATGATGAAATCTAAATTCGATTGGATTAAACTAGAAAATATTATAATTGATTGTCGAAGAGCCGGAAGAAAAATGACAATCGACGCCAATATAAGTAAACCAATTTATGATAATGATACATGTTCAATAACACACCCTCCATATAATTTGGACGCAGTAGAATTTCACGACAAACGATTGAATTTCAAATGGGTACAATTATTATAAATAGGGGGTAACATTTTTTTATTAGGATCCCTATGCAAAGTTTCTTATCATTCCTTTCCGAAGCAGCAATTCTTCATATTGAGCATCCATCCGATAGACTATTTGATGGACCGCAACCAGCAAAGCATGCACTGAAGACATTAAAGCAGGTTTCTGCCAGTAAAGCACCGAGTATGACTCGTAAGATTGATGACAAAATGTCATTCAATGTTATTCGCGCAGCAGATGGCAAAGTTGGTGTTAAGTATAAGGGAACGGGTTCTTCTTACAATTTTTCTCAAGACGAGATTCAAACGCAGCATGGTCATAAACCATATCTTGCGAAACCACTTGGGTTACTTCTACAACATCTTCCAAAAGTTATTCCGCATACTCCAGGCGAGTATCAGGGCGGATACATGTCAGATCGTGAATCTAGAGCGCATGAAAATGGAAAGATTTCTCATACACCAAACACAATTAAATATGAGACAGATGCTAATAGTCCTGAAGGCAAGGCACTTGCTAAATCTAAAGTAAGCGCTGTCATTCACACTAAGATTACCCCAGCAGGAGCAAAACCTCTTACTAATCTTGATGGTTTCAATCATCACCCTGATGTTCATCTTGTTCAACACCTTGTGTCAAAAGATCAAGCGGTTATTCCAAAAGAACATAAGTCTAAAGCAGATAACCATCTGAAACAGGCAGAGCAAATGATGGCATCGCATACGTATGACCATCATGTTGGGCACGAACGAACACTTCGTCAGTATATTAACTCAACCTTGTCGTCTGATGATACACCATCAACACAAGGGTATAAGGGTTATCTTGCAAAGTGGCATCAGAAAAAGATTGATTCAGTTAAAACTGACAAGGCGAAGGTTGCTAAGAAGAAGGTGATGGATGACGCCATCGATCATGCTTCCAAAAACCAAAAACAATTCAACGACACCTTAGAAATACATCACCATTTGCAACAGGCAACTAATCACCTTTCGAGAGGATTAGATTCTTCTGGTGCAGGTGGTTTCACTACATCTATTGCTGGTGAAGCAGCAGGTGGTGAAGGTCATGTTTATAATGGTCTGAAGGTTGTTGACCGTCAAGGATTCTCCGTCGCAAATCGTGCTCGCAGTGAAATTTTGAAAACGAGCAAAGGATAATGAGTGAAACACATCACTTGACAATAGGTAGATTCGCACCTGTTCATGCTGGTCATGCATTGATGATCAACAAGGTTTTAGATGCAGCAAGATCTGACAATGCAACTCATACTATTCTAACCACTGCTTCCCATGATGGCAATAAAAACCCTCTTACTCCAGAGCAAAAGGTCAAGCATCTCAAGAGAGCATTTCCTTCTGCGAATATTGAAGCAATGAGCAAGGGTGCACCAACTCTACTCCATCACTTGTCTAAATTGCACAGTCAAGGTGCGAAAAATATCGTTGTTCATGCTGGATCTGATAGAGCGCATGAATACCACACATTAATACACAAGTATAATGGTGTCGAATCTCGCCATGGTCATTACAATTTTGATTCGATAAAGGTGAAGACAGTAGGTGCAGTTAGAACTGATGCTGACGAAGGTGTCGCTGGTGCATCCGCAACTAAGATGCGTAACGCAGCATCTTCGGGTGATGAGAAAACATTCCATGCCATGTCACCAACTTCTATGTCAACTACTCATAAACGTGAGATGTATAAGGATGTTCGACGTGGTCTGGGAATTCAAGAGTCGATCTCATTCAAACAGTTTTTAGATATATAAATATAGCAAGGAATTAAATATGTTCGGTATGATCCCATTACCATATAAGTTACTGGCAGGTGCTGCTTTAATACTTGGTGTGTTTGTATATGGATACATGAAGGGATCTGCTTATGCCGAGGCAGAACTACAAAGATTTGCTGCTAAAGCAAGCGCACAAGTTGCTGAACTGGAGAAAAAAAATTCAGAGATTAGCAATAATGTAGTTACTGAATATGTTGATAGAACAAATACAATTAGAGAGAAAGAATATGTTTATGTTGATGCCGCTAAAAACACTGTTCCTAGTCAGTCTGTTATGTCTAACGGTTGGGTGTTCACGCACGACATTAGTGCCAGTGCCAGTGATGCCGACGCCACCAGAAGTTCTGATGCGTCCCCCTCAGGAATTAAAGACACTGATGCCCTCATCGGAATCATCCGCAACTACGCCATCTGCCAATCCAACTCGGTCCAACTAACGGAACTCCAACGCTGGATAAACGAAAACAAGGCAGCGGTCGACGAATTAAATAAGAAAGCGAAAAAGTAATGGCAGATAAAAAATATATCGGGGAACCTGGAAAACAAGACGATCCCTGCTGGAAGGGATATGAGATGGTAGGCATGAAGAAAAAGGGTGGTCGTAAGGTTCCTAACTGTGTGCCTGAAGCAACAGATATTATTGCCAAAGCAAAGGCAGCAGTTGCAAAGAAGGCAGGTGCGAAACTGAAGATGGATCCAGATACTGGAACACCTGATCATTTTACAGCCGCTGCTCGCCGTAAAAAAGGTTTGCCAGAAGAAAATGATCAGTGGCGTGGTGGCACACGTGCTAGGGGTTACGGTAAATCTAAAGAAACTTCAAATCGCAAAGATTTTGGTCGGTATACATCTTCCAGAAGAGATCATCCAAAAGACGTATCTGGCGGAAAACTTGCTGCCGCTCGCCTACGTATATCTAACGATTGGCCTTCGCTAGGCGAAAGTAAAATTTACTCTGTGCATGTCAAAACATATGACTCGCAGGGTAACAAGCAAATGAACTCACCAGAATTCAAAAAGCATGTTTCTGCGCATGGTGGTGAAATGGATTATGTATCCGATAAAGGTGCAGCATTTAAATTTAAGTCAGCATCAAATGCTGCAATGTTTCATCGTGGTGTTCAATCAAAGTTTAAAGAACTCGATTCAGAACACGATATGCATGAAGAAGCAGCACCAATGTCACGGACATTGCCCCAATCGCGCCCCCCAGCCAAGGCCAATGACACCCTTGACAATTCTTTTGCTAAACGAAACCAAGCTGCTATTGACAAACGCAACGACAGCATCAAAAGAAGTGCTGAGGCACGTCGCCGCATGCTCCATCCTGATACAGCAGAAAGGAAACGTGAGAAACCATCAGGTTACAGTACAAATGCGGCTGGTTACAGTACAAGCGATCGTTACAAATCTGTCAAAGAAGAACTCGGCAAAAGCATGGACACCGACATGCCTAAAGGATTGGAAGATAGAGCGCCAAGAGGAAGAGCCAGAAATGCATTGGGTCGTGCCATTGCAAAAAAAGAGCGCAATCTTGCGAGAGCTCGTAAAGAGATTGCTTTACGTAATGAAGAACTCGGTAAGGAAAACGAATGGGGAACTGATGCTCTTCGTAAGAAGTATGCTGTTATGACTCCTGGTCAAGAATCAATGGCGGCGGATAAGATCCCATCATTTGATCCACGTTACGACAATGTAACTACTCAGCATCTTGGTCTGCATCCTTTCCGCGAAGGTTACTTGGCAGAGATCTCAGCACGAGGTGCTGAAGCACGTGCTAAGTTCCAAGCAAAGGTCAGACAAACACTGGCAGATCCTGCTAATATTAAACGAGCAAAGAAAACTCTTGCGAAAAGAAAAGAAGCAGAAAAAGCAAAAGAACCAGCACATCTTGTAATGCAACTACGTAAAGCAGTAAGCATCGGTTCTAAGGTTCACTTCCAAGATGGTAGTCATCACGCTATTACGGGGAATCATGCTGACATATTCATGTCGAAGTATAACTCTGCAAAGTCTTCTATCGAAAAAGAAGCACTACAGAAACGTGCTCATAAATCTCACTCTGAGTTTATGAGAACAATCGCCGAAGGTGTTCACGAGAATTGCGGAACTCCAGACTGCTGTCAGATGTGTGATACTGCAGAAATGGGAACGCACAATGTGGATTCATATGAGGCGCACAGAGGTTCAGGTGACCAGATCTCTCCAGTAATTTCACACGATGATGAAGACATCCGCTTCCAAGATTTCGATGAAACTGCATTTGAAAAAGAACTCGAAGCAGATGTTCTCGCTCTTTCGTGGGATGACATGGTAGATCTCTACGACGAAGATGAAATTGAATATGACGATTCACCTGAAGAAGAAGGTGAAGATCTAGAGGAAGGAATTACTCCTGCTGGTCGTCTTAAGAAAAGATTCAATGCGATGCGCTCTAAGAGTCGTCGTATGATGGCAAGAAATATTGCAATCAAGCGTGTGTCTTCGCCAGAGAAACTTAAATCCAGATCAATTCGTGCTGCCCGTCGCATGGTATACAAAAGACTGTTGCGTAACAGAGATATTTCTACAGTATCTTCATCTGAAAAAACACGTCTCGAAGCACAGATAAAGCGTATGGCACCAATGGTTGCTCGCCTATCTGTAAGAGTCATGCCAGCAGTTCGTAAACTGGAGCAATCCAGAATCAAGAACAGCAGAATGAGAAAGAGGAAGTAAGATGCTTTCGCTGAAAGAATTTATTGCTGAGGCAGCAGTTGATGCCAAGGGACATAAGAGTTCCACTGGTGGTCTGACACAAAAGGGACGTGATGCGTATAATGCTAAGGGTGGAAACTTACAGGCACCTGTGACCACTCCTCCTTCAAAGTTAAAGGCAGGTAGTAAAGCAGCGAATCGACGTAAGTCTTTCTGTGCTCGCATGGGTGGCGTTGAAGGTCCAATGAAAGATGAAAAGGGTCGTCCGACTCGCAAGGCACTAGCACTAAGAAAGTGGAATTGTTAACATGGATGAACTGAACACATCAATGAAGATAGTGCTCGCGAACACTTTCGCGATGTATTTCAAGGCACATGGTCATCACTGGAATGTTGAAGGTAAAGACTTCTCTCAGTTACATGACTTCTTTGCTAATCTCTATCAAGAATTATTTGCTGCAGTTGATCAGATTGCTGAGCAGATTCGTGCACTAGATGATTATGCGCCATATGGTCTAGATACTATGTCAAGTATTGCTACTATCAAAGATTCATCAATCAATGGTAACAGTATTCCGTCGATGCTTCAAGATCTTATAGAAGCTAATGCATCAGTCATCGAAGCATTAAATGCTGCACATAAACTGGCAGAAGCAGAAGGCAACAGAGGTCTTGTTAATCATATTGAAGGGCGTCTTGATGTTCATGCAAAACATGCATGGATGCTTCTCGCAACCTCAAAGTAATATAAATAGATAAAAGATTAGAGGAACATTTAATGAGACTAGAGCAAACTATCAGGGCGACAATGAATGAAGCGATGGACATGGATGGCAGACTCGACCAGTTAGTTCGCGCTGGTCTGATGCCAACAAGTTCGTTGCCACTTCTAAAGCGTGCCATTTCTAGAATGCATGCTGGTATGTCACTTCAGGGTGCCGAGCGTGATGTAATGAACATGTTCATCAGTTCGATGATGTTCATTGTTCTCGGTGATGACACTGTATTCAATAAGGCACGTGCTGGCGCCAAGACCTATGCTACTGAAGCAAAAGAAAAGACAGAGTATGACTACGAAGGTGACATGGCAATGTCGCAACTCAAGTCAATCATTGCCAACTCGCAGCGTATGCATGACATGTTGAGCGAAGATACTAATCTACCTGAATGGGTACAGTCGAAGATTACTTTGGCAGAAGATTATATCTCGACCGCAAGCAACTACATGCAAGGTGAGATGAATGAATCGAAGGATGGCATGCCATTCGAAGGTCCATATAGAAAAGTTGGTGAGCGCAAAGACAAGTATGGTAACACGGTAAAGAATGTTCCTAAGTTTCTTGCTAAGAAGGCAATGAAGAAGCAAGCTAATGAAGAAATCGATCCTGATCTTGAAGCTGAACTGAAGGCTACACGTGTAACAAAAAAGTCCATGGAAGATTCTAAGAAAACCCGTGAACGTGCTAGTGGCATGAAAGAAGAAGTCGACGAAGAGACAACATATAATAAAGATGCAGTTGAAAAAGAACTCAACAAAAGCAATGTAAAACCAAAGAATCGTAAACTATATCATGCTATCATGAAGGGATCTTCTGGTTATAAAGCACAGAAGGAAGAAGTCGAAGAACTCGACGAACTTTCAACAGACACTCTGAGAAAGTATAGAGCAAAAGCGAAAGATGATGCATACGATGCAGCTGATGTTGACGACGATCGTCGCCTTCGTAAGCGTTCGATGGGTTCTTGGGATGCTGGTAAAAAGATTCTAAAGCGTGGTGATAAACTGCGAGCAGAAGAAGTCGAAGAACTTGATGAATTGTCAAAGAAAACTCTCGGTTCTTATGTAATCAAATCTCTAGCTCCTAGCAGCGAAAAATCCGTTAGCAATTTGGCTTCTAAAGGTGGATATAAATTAGGCAAAGCGCATGATGACGATTACACTGCTGGTGAAAAAGAAGATGCTAAGTCTGTAAAGCGTTCTTTGGGTGTTTTGACGGCTGTTAGAAAAATGACTAAAGAAGAAATCGAAGGTCTTGAAGAATATGCAGTGTCGAAAACGCCACCAACCGCCAGGACACTGAAACCTGAGGTTAAACCTACGATGAACCCTGCGTTTAAACCAAAAACACGACAAAGCAGTGTCGGCACTCTTGCACGAGTTCGTAGTGGCATGGCAAACCGTTTAAACAATGGTAATGTCAAAGAAGATATTGATGCAGTAAAGCAAATGAACGAGTCATATAAGACTGCATTTGAAACTGCTCTAAATGAATATGGTATCAAGTCTCCCTCGGAACTTGATGAATCGAAAAGAAAAGAATTTTTCAATCACGTAGACCTAGAATTTAAAAAGGGAGACAATTAATGTCCGCATGGGGTAAATCAGATAATAAATCATCAGATGGTACAGTATCATTATCTGCACCATCT